GCACGATCCCGAATACGGTTCTTTGCATTAAGCTCCTCACGATGCGCTTGCTGATAGGCTCGATTGCGGGCTTGGATTTTCTCTTTATCCCTTGCCCATTGCGGGCTTCGTATGACCTCTCGATCATCTCGAACAGCCTTTGCCTTTGTTCGGAAGTTGTAAAGTATCCTGCTGGCTGTATTCCGTGCAATCCCAAGCATTTCTGCAATTTCATGGGCTTCAAACCCCAAAATCGCTAAGTCAATTGCCTCCCGCTCTCGCGGCGTTGCCTCAGCCAACATCCGATCCAGCAGGTCCCTTCCGATTACCTGGCCTTCGGTATCCACGCCAGGAGTGGCCACGATTTCATAAAGGGAAAATTCCCCATCATCCGTGTGGGCCGAGATGCTATCAAGGCTCATGCTCAACCGATCCGCCATTCTCATGTCACGTCCGAGCCGCCGCCATTCCTGATAGACCGCATACTTCATGCAGACCTCAACCAGCCCGTGAAAGTTTCTGTTTTCCTCTGGCCAATCCTGGCGGCATTCCCGCTGTACCGCTTGCAGATAGCCAAAAATGACAACGTCGTAATACTCGTTTGGGTCCAAATGTTTTCGCTGGAGAAATTGGTCCACGAGGTAAAAATGCTGCGCGGCCATTTCCTGTTCCTCGACTGTGAGGGGTTGTAACGCACTCACTTTTTGTCCTCCTCTCCATCCAGGACTGGAGTCGCCACCCCGTCTTTGTCGATCAGGAATTTATTGCCGTCGGCGTCCGTGACCAGCGTCATGGCATTTTCCATGATTTCCGGGAATACTTCTTGCAGGGCCTTGTGGGCGGCCTCCCGTCCTTCCTTGGTGTTGAGCATCTTGTCCAGCATAAACGCTTTCAGCGCGTGGGTCAGAGGGGCGTCCACCTCGTCCTCCAGCCAGCCAGTGTCGCGGGGGTCCTTATAGTCCAGGTTGTAAACGGTAGCCAGCTTGGAGAAGGAGTCCCCCGCGTTCTCGGGGCCGATCCGCTCTCGGACCTGGGCAGGGTCCCTGTTGCAGAGGTTACACAGGTCCTCCAAGGTGGCTCCGACGTTCTGCCAGAAGTCCAGCATATAGCTCATGGCCTCGCCTACGTCCGCCAGTTCAGCATCCGCTGCCTTCAGCTCCGCCCGGAGTTTTTTCAGTCGAGACTCCACCAAGGAGAAGGACACGCCGGTTTCAGCCAGTTTCTTCTTCCCCCGTTCCAGCGGACGAATAGCTTCACGAGCTTGGAGAACTTTCTGATTAGCGGTCCTCGCTTGGAGCCGGTAGATCACCAGCAGCGTCTGCGCCAGCCTCTTGGCCTTTGCCGTGTCCCCCAAGTGGTAGGCCACGCCGACCCGGCCTATATACTCGGATGCCTTGTAGTTGATAATTGCTTGTTCCATCTTAGTCGTTAATACGCTCCTTTCCTGATTGACTCCTTGGCGTTGATCCGCCGGATGCCGCCTACTATGCAGGGCGTAGGCTCCGCCCGGTTCGTCCCGAGCCGTAGCAGGGACAGAACGTCGTCCAGGTTGACCAACGCCTTGTTCCCGGCCCAGACAACCGGCACGGAACCATCCTTTATCAGTTGCCGGACGTAGTGCTCGGTCACCTCGGAGCCAGGGTCCAAGGCTTTGATCTCGGCCACGATCTTCGGGGCCGTCCGCATACGCGGGACTGTTCCTTGCTCCATTGGGGGCCTCCTTTCTCACATGCCGACTTTTTCCTCGGCGGCGGCCCGCTCCTGGTCAGGGGTGGGGTTTCCCGTCAGCAGCTCGTCGAGAGAGCAACAGTACAGCCCCGCCAGCTTGACCAGCAAAGCGGCACGAGGCCGGGTCTTGCCGGTTTCCCACATGGATACAGCGGCGTCGGAAACCCCCATGTCTTTTGCGACCTTGGCCTGGGAATAGCCAGTCCTGGTTCGCGCCGACAAGAAGCTCATTTTTTCACCTCCAAAATCCTAAGTTTTACTTGACATTTTAAGCCGGGTAATTTAATATAGAGGTCGGTTAATCTTATATTTTTTCACAGTCCGGCTTAAGTTGAGCTTTGGTTTTTTGTTGCCTCCGCCTTACAACGGGGATTATATCCTAAGTTACATTTAAGTTCAAGCCCAAAATCCGAAGTTTGACTTAGGTTTGTAGAATTGCACAAAAATGGGGGGACGATTTTGGATAATTTGGCTTTCATCGCTCGTTACGAAGCTATTCTCAGGGAACAAAAAACTCCAAAAAGGAAACTCTATGAGGCTTGCGGTATTACGGATGCCGCCGTATCTCAGTGGCGCAAGGGAAAAACGGCCCCCTCTATGAAATCCATAGAGCGCATTGCCAGCTTTTTAGGCGTCACCACAGAATACTTGTTGACCGGCGTAGAAGCCAAAAAAGCGCCTGCCCTTACTGAGAAGGACAAGCGCGATGTGGCAAAGGACGTTTATCAAATTATGGAGAGCCTCGAGAGCAGCGGGGAACTTATGTTTGACGGCGTTCCTATGTCTGAGGAATCCAAGGCGGCTATGGCCGCAGCCATGCGAATTGGGTTAGAGGAGGCCCGGCGTAGGAATAAGGCCCTCTATACCCCGAAGAAGTACAGAAAGGAGTAACTCATGGATAGCAAGGCGCTTGCAGCCCGCTTGTCCAAAAAGTATGAAACTCGAAACCCGTTTCGACTTGCGGATGAAATAGGCTTCATTGTAGTGTTTGCGCCGCTGGTTGATATGCGAGGGTTCCAACAGCGTGTCAAACGGCAAAATATTATCTATATCAACGACACCCTGGACAAGCAGCAACAGGCCCTTGTTTGCGGCCATGAAATGGGCCACCATTTCCTACACCGGGGAATGAACCGCATCTTTATGAATCGCAATACCCAGTTTGTCACACAAAAATTTGAAAACGAGGCCAACCTGTTCTCCCTGGAGCTGATCTACACGGACGAGGACCTTCAACCCTTCTTGGATCACTCCATCACCGACGCTGCGGCCTATATGGGTGTGCCTGTCCATCTGGCCACCCGGCGTATGGAAACCGTACCGCCCTATGGGGAGTGGGCCAGCTGAGAAAAAAACGGAAGGGATTGTTGCTGATGTTTGGTAAGAAAAATTTTAGAGAGCTGGGCGGCTATTTGATCGATGGTCTACCAGTTCCAGAGAAATCTTTTGTCCAGGCTTTACTCTACCCTGATAAACTGAAGCTGAACGCCGTGGTAAAAGAGTTCAAACCTGTTACAAAAGAGTTTGAGTTGTCCCTCGAAAAAGTAAAAAGCATTCGTGTTTTGAGTGAATCAGAAATTCACCAGGTCGTAGAACAGTCCGCGCCGGGGATGATCATTGGGGCCGCCGCTTTTGGCCTGATCGGGGCCATGATTGGAGGCCGAGTAAAAACAGAAGAAAAAACCGTATTAAAAAGCCTACTACTCATTGACTATGTTTCCAACGGTGAAAAGCAAATCGTTATAGACTGCTCTAAGGCGGCCCCGTCAGAACAGTCAGCATTTTTGAAGCGATTTTATGAGCTGAAACCCGAGTGCAACCAGCAACAGAATACTCCAGTCCAGTTATAAACAAAAAAGCCGCTGCTGGTGCGGGAACACCAACAGCGGCTCCAGGGACGTGATAAGATTGCACCCCTATCACGTCCTCTATTTTAGCACGAAAATGGAGGAATTACAACATGGCAACCGTAGAAAAGCGCGGGAAAAGCTACCGCATCACCGTGGCGGCGGGCATCGACCTCAAGGGAAAGCAAATCCGCCACCGGCTGGTCTGGACCCCGGACGAGAAGCTGACGCCCCGCCAGGTGGAGAAAGAGCTGAACCGGCAGGTGGTCCGCTTCGAGGAACAGGTCAAATCCGGTTCCGCAGCCATGGACGGCAGCGTGCGCTTTGTTGACTTCGCGGAGCGGTACATGGTGGAGTATGGCCGCCTGAGCTTGAAACCCACCACCCTGGCAAATTATGAGCGTAACCTGGTGCGGATCAATCAGGCTATCGGCCATATCCGGTTGAAGGACCTGACCACACTGCACATCCAGGCGTTCTACCGGAACCTTCAGGAGCAGGGCATCCGGCAGCATACCACCGCCACGGCCACCCAGGCCCTGGGTGACTGGGTCGCCCAGCCAGGGCGCTCTCAATACGCCCTTGCCAAGAAGGCCGGTATCACCCACCAAACCGTCAGTCAGGCTATGAAGGGCCACCCTATCAACCTGGCGTCCGCCGAGAAAATCGCCACTGCCACCGGCCTGGAGGTCAAGACCCTATTCACTGTCAACGCCGATACAACACCGCTGTCCCCGGCCACGATCCGGTCCTACCACCGCACTATTTCCTCGATCTTGGAGAAGGCCGTCAAATGGCGGTGCATTCCCAGCAACCCGGCAGAGCGGGCGGAGCTGCCCTCCGACACTGGCCACAAGGCCCGACACCTGGATGAACCGGACGCCAAGCGAATGCTGCAGCTTCTCCAGGCGGAGCCAATCAAGTGGCGGGCACCCATCATCTTCGATCTGCTCTCCGGCCTGCACCGGGCGGAGCTGCTTGGCCTCCGTTGCCAGGACGTTAATCTGGATGAAGGCGTGGTGCATATCGTCCAGACCTCAAACTATGTGTCCGGTAAGGGCGTCTATGTCAGCACACCCAAGACTGAGGGGTCAGACCGATACCTCCATGTTTCCCGGACGGCGATCCTGATCTTGCTGGAGTATAAACGCTGGCAGGACGATATGCGGGAGAAGGTAGGGGACGCCTGGGAGAGCACTCCGGAGGACGACAGGATCTTCACCAACGAAGTGGGGCGGCCCATGTTCCCCACCTCCATTACTCAATGGATGGGAAAGTTCATCAAGCGGACCGGCCTGCCCTCCAGCTCCGTACATTCCCTCCGGCATACATACGCCAGCCTGCTGATCGCTGAGGGCACCCCGCTGGTGGTCGTGTCCAGCAACCTAGGCCACGCCCAGACCTCCACCACCAGCGACATTTACAGCCATGTCATAAAGTCCGCAGAGGCTAAAGCCGCCCAGGTCCTGGACAAGTTCTCCGATGATATTCACCCCAAATTCACCCCCAAACGAGGAAAAAGCGGGGACGTCTTGAAAAGCAGAAAACCCCGTAACCGTTGCGGTTACGGGGTTTTTCTTGGAGCTGCTGGGCGGATTCGAACCGCCGACCTCATCCTTACCAACTAACAAAACGTTGCTTTTGGTTGTCGTTTGTTAATTTTCCTTATCGTTCGTAAACCGTTGAGCCCCAGGCGGTCCAGCCTTTTCCTTACCGTTGCTTATCGTTTGTTTCGCTCGGTTAAATTCCCCTGCTTTTTCGTGTCCGTGTCAGTTTTGTGTCGGTTTCTGCCAGGACCCCCGCCGCCTGACCTCATCCTTTCAAATCGCCCCTTATGGCAAGGTCGAGCGGTGCAGGCCTATCTATTTGCCCCCTCCGCCGCCGCAGGAACGCCGTCACCGCTTCGGGAAGGGTCCAGGCCCACCCTCACGCTGGCGGGCCTCGTAGGCCGCCTGGATGGCCTCAGCGAGGGACGCCTTCTGCTGCTCTGCGTCCACAAGGCGGGCGTCCTTCTCCTTCTCATGCTCAAACTTGGCCTTGGACAGCTTCAGTTCCTCTCGCCGTATCTGGTCGTCCGGGGACTCCCCTGCCGTATCCCGGAGGAAACGGGCAGCGTTGACGTTCCCCTTCATGGCCTGCATAAGCATCGCCACCACAACTGCCGTCCGATATGTGATATCCTCTTCAGGAACTCCCAGCAGCTCCATCTTTCGCCGAAGCTCTTTATCCGCCACCGGCATATCAGACAGCACCCTTAGCGCCTCCCGCTGCATCTTCTTACGCCTCCTGGCGGCTCCAGAGGCCTGCCCCCCTTTTCGGGCTATTTCTCGTTGTTCGCTCGAAGTTCGACTGTCCAGGCCTCGCCCCTTCAGGTTATCCGCATTTGCCAATGTTCCCACCTCCTGGCCCTCAAATAGCAAAAGACCGCCCTGGTCGAGGGCGGTCCTGTGGCCTCTACTGACCCGCAGGGATAAACTCCAGCTTCAGGGTCATCCCCATACCGGCGGCCAGCCGCTTCAGGGTACGGAGAGACGGATTGCCGGTCCCATTCTCCAGCCTGCTGATGTCAGCCTGGTTTATCCCCGTGGCCTCAGCAAGCTGTTCCTGGGTCATGTGGTTAACCGTCCGCCCTTCCATGATGGCCCTGGTGATCTGGCGCTCAGGCTCCAGGGCCTCCCATTCCTCCCGAAACTCCGGGTCCTGCATAAATTCCGCAAGAGATTCTTTGAAGGTTTTCATGGCGCACTCTCCTTCCGCATATAGTCTTCCCGATATTTCTTTGCCAACTCAATCTCGGCGGGCGGCGTTCGGGGTGTTTTCTTGGTGAAGCCATTGGTCAGAACTATTGTTTTCCCAACGGCGAAAAAGTACAGCACCCGAGAGATATTTCCTTCCTGCTGTGCCCTGATTTGGAAAATGCCATCCTGGAGGTATTCCGAGTGCGGCATCCGCACTTGGTTCCCATATTCCTCCAGCAGGGCAACCGTGGAATAGATGCGGGCCACCATCTTGGGGGATATGGACTTCAGGTAATCTTCTGCCGGCCTGCTCCCGTCATCCTTCTCGTAGAAGATGACCTTGAACTGTCCCATGCGCTACACCAACTTCCTATCTCTGATTTATTATATGGGATTTACCCCATAATGTCAACATCTTTCTCGCCGCTTCCTCGCCGCTTCGATTGGGTCAGCCCTGTTCGGCATCCAGAAACCGAAGCCCCATCATCTGCCGAGCAACAGCCAGCCCCCAAGCGAAACCCTTCAGCTCACACAGGCCTACCAGCTACCGAGCAGCAGGGAACTGGATAACCTTGCAGGCCCCGCCTTGATTGCCATGGGTACGGTTGGCATAGCTTTGGTATGCAAATTCGCTGAGATACCCAACCACCACATTCTGCTCTTCCCAGCTCATCTTTTTGAAGATGTCGAGGATTTTTTGCTGCTTCATCTTCAGCTCAGGTGTGATAATCATGTAGCCCTCCTTGATTTTCTTGGGCGGGCCTGCTATACTTGCGAAGCAGACCCGCCCCGGTGGGTCTTGGGGCCTCTTGCATCCAGCTTTGACGGGCAGTGATGCAAGGGGCTTTTCTCATGCCACGCAGAAGCGGCGGGTGGTGGTCTCCCGGGTGAAAGTGGCCGCCACGTCGGGCAGGGCCTTCTTCAGGGCGGCGGTATCCAGGCGGCTGCTGGTAACGGTCTTCCAGGTCACCCGGTACTCCCCGGCCCTCAGCTCCTCGGCATCCCCCATGTGGGCCTTGATGCTGTCCTTGATGGCCTCAGCCTCGGCCTGGGCCTCCTCAATGAGGCTCTGGAGCTGGCACAGCTCCCGGATTTTGCTTTCCATCTCGTTCATGGTGTGATCTCCTTTCAGATTTTAGAAGGTGGGCGGCTGGTTTGGTACTCTCCGGGACGTTACCGGCCTTCACTAAGCAGGCCCGCCCGACCTTCTTCGGTTGTGGGGAACTCCGGCGGCAGGGGTCGTTCGGCGTCTGGCCTCTGGCCTGCTACTTCCTGATACCGTCCCGCTCTTATACGCAATCTTGGTGTTAGGCTTTAACGATTGCCGGTGTCTGAACTGTTTTCTTTTGTTCCCTCATCATGGTTATAGTATAGCCTATCTCTTGCCTATTGTCTATTGACATCGTAGCCAAACTCTAGGCTTTAATTTTGTCAATTATTAGCCTAGACATTGCCTATCTTTTTGAGTATAATATAGCTATACTAGGAGAGCGGGCTGCAATATAAAATCGCCCGCCCCGAAGGGAGGATTGCAGCCTATGGCTATGGATTATAGCCGCCTTCAGGATATACTAAAGGCAAACGGAACCACCCTCTATAAGCTAAACGCAGAAAAGGTCATCGGCAGTGCTACCAGGCAAAAGCTACTCGGACAAATCAACGGAGGCATTGATTCCCGTACCATAGAGGCCCTATGCAGGAGGCTCCACTGCCAGCCAGGGGACTTTATGACCTATGTGCCGGACGAGGAGGCATAGGCCATCAGTCAGCATCCGAAATCGCCCATTTCTCGTTGTTCGCTCGTGGTTCAAAGGGGTCCCTTCCTGGTGGAGGGGACCCCTTCTCACATAGGTGGAGGCGTGGCGATGGTGACGGTGGCGGACTACACCGTGGAGAAGCTGCCGGGGGCCTACCGCATCCGGGCCAGGGACCCGCCCATGTGTCCTGCCTGCGGTGTACCGCTCTCAGGCTACGACACCAGGACCCGCCATGTGGTGGACAGCTCAGGGAAGGCCCTCACTTTCCAGCTCCGCCGCCTGCGGTGTCCAGCCTGCCACAAGCTCCACCTGGAGCTTCCAGACTTCATACGGGCCTATAAGCATTACAGCGCCCCCGTCATCCAGGCCGTGGAGGAAGGGGACCCCGCAGCCTGTCCCGCCGATGACTCCACAATCCGCCGCTGGCGGAAAAATCACCCACCCGCTTTGCCTGTCCATCCCGCTCGTGATCTGATACCATAGGAGCGGTGGACGAAAGGGGGTGAAATCATGCGAGACAAGTTCATACTGCCTGTCGCTGTGTCCCTTCTCACGCTCCTGGCCGTCTTCCTGGGATATCACATGGGCGCCCCTTCCACAGCAGAGGCCTCGCCGCCCGCTGTCACAGCGGCAACTCAGGCCCCGGAAGGGTCCATCACCATCCCCGGCTTTGACAAGCTCCAACTGACAGCCTCCACCGACCAGCAGGCCGCCCCCTTCTACAACCCCCAGGAGAACGCCTGCTACTTCGTCCTCTCCCTGTTCCTACCGAGCGGGGAGGAAATATTTAGGTCCGGCCTTGTCCCTCCCGGGGACTCCATACCGACTATGGCCCTTGCCGTCCTGCCGGCGGCGGGGGTCTATGAAAATTCCATCCTCCGGTATAACTGCTATTCTCTGGACAATATGCAGCCCCTGAACGGGGCCGACGTAAAGCTCACCATAGAAATCGTTTGAGAGGTGACCCCCTATGAAAAAGAGACTTCCAGCACTCGCCCTTGCCCTCGTACTTCTGCTTTCGCTCCCGGTGTCCGCCTCCGCAGCAGAGGGACAGACTCAGATATATTGCACCTTCTCTGGACTCAGGACCGAGGTGCCCGTTCAGGCCCCGGCCTATGCGGTCAATATTCCGGCCTCCTACCACACCCGCACAGACCCCTGCCTCGCTATCACTGCCAGCAAGGTGAATATCGGAGCGGGAAAGCTCCTCACGGTGTCCATTGATTGGGAAAAGACTTTCGACAGCAACGGCTTTTTCTTCCTGACGAACACCGAACATCCTGAACTCAAAGTGATGTGCAGCTTCTACCGTTCCAATACCTATGGCGTCACCGGGGAATGGATGTCCTCAGCGGACCACGCCCTGGCCGCCGCCTTCGAGGACGGCAATACATCCCCCATCTCCTACGGCTACCTGGTCGCCAACGCCACAGCAGGAGATGACACCATCGACGGCACATACACCGGGACCCTTTACTTCAAAATCGAAATCCAGGATGCCGCCGTATAAGCCCCTCAGCGAGCTTTTAGCCTCCAGGGTATACTTTCACACCCCTGGAGGCTATCCCCACCTGTGCGCTCTGCTACGAGGCACATAGGCTACTTCACGGCCTCCACCCCATACAGCCGGACAGCTATGCGCTGGACAAGGCGCTTGCGGTTCCTCCAGACAGTGGTGGGGTCGCAGGGGATTTTCTCCGCAATCTCTCCATCGGTCAGCCTCTCGATGTACTTCCCGGCGACGACCAGATAATACGGGTCGCTCTCGATAGAGGTCAGGGCCTTCTCCAGGGCCTCCAGCTCATGCCGGGTGGCGGCGATGGACGCCTCCAGGTCAATGACGACAGCCTCCAGGATTTCCTCCGGGGTCAGCCGGACGCCAGACTTGAAGAAACGGGATATGCTATGGCTCCGCTCCTTCAGCCCGTACTTTCTGGTGTCCTCCAGTTCCTCCTCGTCGTCCTTCAGCTTCGCCCATAGGTCAGGGATAGCATAAAGGCGCCGCTCAGTAGCCTTGAAGGCATCCTTCGCCGTTCGGACCGCCGCCAGTTTTCCCGTTTCCACCGCCGTCCTGATGATACTCTCCAGCTCGCCCTTCACCATTGACCAGACGCCTCCCCTGTGATATTATGATCCTGTCACAGGCTGTCTTTCCCTACGGGGGAGGCGGTGGGCCGTCCTCTATGCTTCAGGGGACGGTCCTTTTTTTGCGCTCTCGTACAGCTCCAGCCAGTCGGTCAGCCTCATGGTCACCAGCCAGGGAGAGCGGGAGCGCCTATGAAACAGCCCCGGCACACCCCCGAACCGGGCGGCATCCCGGATGGCCTGCGCCATCGCCTCGGGCACATTCAGCCGCTCCACCCGCTTGACCTCGATATGTACCCCAGGTAGGCCCATCAAGTCCGGCACTTCCCCATAGGACAGGGACCCGCCACGCTCGACGTCATAGCCATGCTCCCGGAGGATTGCGGCCAGCTCACGCTCACCCTCCGCACCCTTGCGCTGTGAAGACCTACCCATGACCGCCGCTCCTCCTCATGTCTATCCATAGGTCGTCAAAATCGTCCACTTCCTCCACAGAGGTCTGCCCACGCTGGTATACTCTCGCCAATACACCCTCGATATACCTCCAGTTTCCAGGATTCCCCGCCTCATTGGCTTTCTGGAAGGCCTGGGCAAGAAGGCCGGTCCTTTCTTCCGAAATATGACCCACGCAATCTTCAGGCGAGCGGATATGCGTATATACCCTCGCTAAATCCATCTTCGTTGGCTGCCGTGTGGTGTAGCGACTAAACAGCTCCTCGGTTATCGCTCCAACTTTGGCCTTGACTTCTCCTGTCACGCCCAGGAAAATATTGATGTCATCGTAATGCTCGATGGCAAAATTCATAACAGCCCTCTCGCCTTCAGGCGCGGCGGTGCCCTCACCACCACCAGAGAACGTTTTATTCTTTGTTTTCTTCTTTATCTTATTAGGGAGGGTACTTTCGGGGGGGCTTTCCGGGATACTTTCGGGGGGAGTTTTGGGTAGACTTTTCCCCCCGTATTCTAGCAGACGATACTTTGTAGCCGTCCCTCTCTTACCTCTCACAAATTCAATGAAGCCAGCCTCGGCCAGGGTCTTTCTTGCACGTTGTGCAACACCTTTATCTGAAGTCCGGGCAATGGTCAACAAGAGGCGATTGTCTATCCCAGCCCACGGTGGCCATCGGCGTCGGTTGAATATGCTTAGAAGGCCATAATACAGAATAATCACTTTGTCTGGCGGGGAGTTGTCTTCAATCCATCCGTTGAAGGTATTCAGGTAGTCAATGTATCCCATGATGGTGTCCCCACTCCTTCAGGCGGAACAGTCAGCAAACTATAAACGCCCGGATGTCCTCTCACCCCTCTTTTGAACTCCAGAAGTTCAGCATCTACAAGGGCCTGACGGGCAACAGCGATTGTCCTCACTGACCACCCCGTCCACTTGCGAATATCCTCATTTTTCACCATGATGGTATTTGATTCTTCCATCATCGCATGAAACAGGAGCTTATGCCAAAGAAGCTGGGCTTTGTCAGGGAGGGGGTGCATATCCACATCTATCTCGAAGCGCATGATTACGTCGTATAGTTTCAAGAAGGCACCCCCTATCCCAGCCGGGAGAGGTCCACACCTCCGCCTGAGTACAGGTCCTGGAGCGGGACCCCGAGCTGCTTCAGCATCGCCGGCACGTTGATGTAGTAGGTACAGTTCCGGCCAGCTCCCACGGTCACGTGAGGTATTGAACCATCCCGGACACCTCGACGGAGGGCAAACTGGCTCAGGCCTGTCACCGCACAGGCGTCCTTGATTTTCATGAAGGGCTTCATCTCCGGCATGGTCATATCAAGTCGCCTCCCGTCTCTCCGAAATAATCTCCGCCCCCAGAATGTTGGCCAGTTTGAGAGCTGTCTCAGGGCTACAGCTCTTTCCGCTCCTAACAGCTGTCACTGTACCTCGGGATATCCCGGCCAGCTTCGCCAGCCGCAAACAGGTCAGGTCCTCCCGGGCCAAGGCTGCCGCAAACTTTACACGGTCAATACGCATTGTCTCTCCTCCTTCCTCGGAATATTAGCGTTTATTAGCAATTATAAGCATATCACAGCTTATCCATTTCGTCAAGCATTTGTTTTATCTTTTGCTTTACTCTTTGTAAAAAGTGTGATATGCTAATACCAGGACGGTGATATTATGAAAATGACAGTAGGGGAACGCATTCAGTTATGTCGCAAGGCCATTGGAATATCTCAGAAAGAGCTTGGTAAAAGGCTTGGAGTATCTGGCTCGATGATAGGACAATACGAAAATAACTTTCGCAAGCCAAAACTCGATACTCTATGGAAAATATCTTCTGCCCTCGATGTTTCCGTACTCCTTCTCTTAGGTGTCGAGGATGCCAATGGGAATAAGCTCCCGGAGTATTTTACCGACCCGGAAGGTTATGACATCATAGCAGGCATACAATCCAACGGTTCAACACACCGGGGCGCTCTTTCCCAAAAAACTGCATCTTTCCTGGAAGGTATAGAAATCGACTGTCCAGAGTACAGAATCAGGGCCGCATGGAATCGGCTGAATAAAGCAGGTAAGGAAAAAGCCGCAGAGCGTATAGAAGAACTGGCGGAAATCTCTCGTTATACGCAGGCCCAAGAGGAATAACCAGGCTGTCAGGCCAGAGAGGATGATACCGCATGGCTTCGACTAGGAAGCTCACTACCAAAGACGGGCGGATATTCTATGAAATCAGCGTCAGCCGAGGCCGGGGCAAATCTCGTCTGACCCGCCGCTGGTATCCCCCGGATGGCTGGAGTCGGAAGGCCATCGAGCGGGAGCTGGCAGCCGTGGCCGCTGAGTTTGAGCGCCAGAGCGACGCCGGGGAGGTAGTCAGCAGGGCGGAGCGCCGGGAGAACGAAGCCCAGGCTGCCGCTGAAGCCGCTAAGATACTCACTCTGCGGCAGTACGGCGAGCGGGTCTTCATGCCCTCCAAGGCCGTCACCATGAGCGAGAATGGCCGAGCTAATTATCAGAGCTGCTTGGACAAGAAAATATACCCGGTCCTGGGAGACATCAAGCTCCCGGAAATTACCCCGGCCCAGCTCACCGCCCTGCTTCTTGACATCCAGGCAGAGGGCAAGGCCCACTCCACCGTCATCAAGGTCTATACCATCCTGCACAGCTTCTTCAAGATGGCTTATCGGGGTGACATGATAGACCGCAACCCCATGGACAAGGTGGAGCGGCCAAAGCCTCGGAAGGATGAAGTCAAGGCGGACGGGCCTCTGGCCTACACCCCGGCAGAGGTCCAAAGAATCCTCGCCGGCCTGGAGCGGGAACCGCTGAAATGGCAGGCCCTCGTCCACCTCCTGATTGATACTGGTATACGGCGGGGGGAGTGCTGCGCCCTCCAGTGGAAGAGCATCGACTTCGACACGGGCGCCATCACCATAGCCGGGAACCTCTGCTACACCCCGGCGAAGGGGGTCTACCTGGACACTCCGAAGAACGGCCACACCAGGACCGTATATGCCGGAGGTCAGACGCTGGCCCTTCTCCGCCAGCTCCGAGCTGACCAGGCCCGGAAAGCGATCAGCGCCTATGTCTTTACCAGGGAGGCCAGCCCTGAACCGATACACCCTCAAAGCCCGACCCGGTATCTGAAGAAGTTCTCAGAGCGATACGGCGTCCCAGGCCTGCACCCTCACAAGCTCCGCCATACCTTCGCCAGCATCGCCATCACGAACGGGGCGGACGTTGCCAGCGTGTCGGAGGCCCTGGGCCATACCGATAAGGCCGTGACCCTTCGGATGTACACCCACGCCGACCAGGAAAGCATCAGCCAGGCCGCCCAAATCGTGCGGGAGGCCATAAAGAAAGCTGGGCAGGGATAGCGCCCTGTCCAGCTCTTTTTTGTTGTCGGTGTCAGTTTTTGTGTCAGTTTCTTCCCTGGTGGATAGTTCGTCAAAATAACAAGAAACCCGCTATCCCTTGCAGGACAACGGGCTTCGCTGGAGCTGCTGGGCGGATTCGAACCGCCGACCTCATCCTTACCAAGGATGCGCTCTACCGACTGAGCTACAGCAGCAAATATGGCGACCCGGAACGGGCTCGAACCGTCGACCT